CTTGATGACATTATCGATGATGAGTTTCCATCTCTTCCTCCCGTTAAACTCTTCAAGTGTGTCATAGCTCATGAAATCATTCTCATCATGGGTCTTTCGAATAGGTTGATTGTTCATCTTTTTAATCTGTGTTTTGTGTTTCTCTTCATAAAATTTTCGAATTTGTGATTGTTGTTCAGACCTATTGTAGTCAACAAAAAACACAAATACGTTGTATTCTAGGTCAACTGTCGGACTTTCTTTATGTATAAACTTGAACTCTGTATATTCTCCATTTTTTAGTGAAACAACCCCACGTGTCTCTTCTTCTAATTCCCTTAGTGCTGTTCGAAGAGGGTTATAAATCTCCCTTCGTCTACATCCTCCCGTCACGAAAATCCAATCTTTAAATCTCCAGTCCCTTACTGTGAGAAACCGTGGTTTCCCGTCAGCAAAGCTAACCGGTACTGCAATTGCTTTGTACTTTTTCATCGCGCATTCGCAAGTTATAATAAGGGGATATGATTATTCCTCGGATTTTTCATCCACCTCCTCAACACTTTCGAGCTTCTTTTCTGGTACGGGAACAGGTACGACTGGCTCTGGGGGTGGGGCTAGGTGTCGAACGACCTGGGCTGAGAAACTCTTGAAATTGTCGATATCCTGCTTAGTCTTGTTTAACTCCTTAAACAGAAAGATAATACCTAGAGCACAAATAATAGTTGCGACGACAAAGAGAGTGTCTTTATTCACGGGAACCATTTATAAAAGAAAATGTCATTTTCTTTTTAAGTAATTACACCCATCTTAGTCCTACCCGAGGAAGGGCACTCATAGGGGCTCTGAGCAAACTGAACGGCTTCGTAATGCGCGTTTTCACATGATTTGCTTGTTGGTTGTGTAGGCTGACCAACAAACTTTTCAAGTGTCCTGGAGTTAGGATCGTACGTCAATACAAAAACGATGGCAAGGAGAAAGAATACTTTCCAAAACATCTTTACTAATTAGTTAGAATATAATAGACCACCCATACCATTCTCAATGCGAAGTACATTGTAGTTTACGGCATAGATGTTATCACCAACACTCTGGTTATCGTTGATGAGACGGGCAGAGTCGAGGCGAGAGAAGTTGAGGGTGCCAGTGGGCTGGAGCTTACCAGCATCGAGGCAGAATGGGTAAAAGAAGAGTGTCTTGGCTGTACCCAAAGAAGCATTTGTGGTGTGGTAGTAGAGGGGTACAGTGGAGAAGTTGGGATCAGCAAACTTGTAATCCGCGACATCAGTACCGTTAATTTGGAGCTTGAGCTTGTTGTCATCGTTGAGGATGGCGAGAGCACTGGCCTTCGCGGAAGCGAGGTACTTCACGGGGTGGTTGAAGTTGAGCTCCTGGATCTTGTTGCCCGAGGAGATCGCCTTCTGAACCTGGGTGATGAGCATGTTCTGGGGCTCGGCAGCGAACATCTCACGCTCCTGGGTATCGAGGTACGCGTAGTTCGCGTAGACATCCCACTTGTCGGTAGCCGCAGTGGAACCCCATGTGATACGGAGCTCAACATCATGGTACTGGAGGGAGATGAGGGGGAGGGAGGTTTGCCAGTTCTCACAGAAGGCGAACCGGAGGGGGTAGAACCGGTAGTTGGTGCCACCAGCGGAGAAGTCCCCGGAAACAGACTTCGAGGAAGTAGTCGCCGAAAGGGTAGGGGCGATGAGAGTAGAGTAGGTGGAATCTTGTTCATCGATGACCTGACCACCGACGAGGAGTTCCACCTTGGAAATCTTGTTCATCCAATCCGCGGCGCTGTAAGCAGTAGCGGCGGTACCACTGTTGGGGACGAGGTACACATAGCCGAGCATATCACCCTTGCGCTCGAAGCGGACGGTGGACATACCGTTGTTCGAGACGTTGCCTTGAATGACCTGACGCTCGGTAGTTTGGGAAAAGTTAGTATGACGCTTATAGGTCGACCTGAAAAAGCTCACTTGGGGGTCGCCAACGAGGTGCACATCCTGGGCACCGACAGCTACGAGTTGGGCAATACCACCAGACATTTTATAATATAGTGAGACTTTATTTTTAAGCACCTGGGAAAGTCAATGTTTGTGTGCGACACTTCTAAACTCTATTCAAGTACATCAGACACATCGGGGAAAAATGTTTTAATCTCATTGTACGCATTCGAATATAGTAGATTTATATCAGCTGGGATTGAATCTACATCAAAACTAAACCGGAGACTTTCATATTTAGGAAAATTTTGTATTTTCTTTTCTCTTGATATATGCTCCACACTGTCAACTAATATCTCATATTTTAGAACACCCCCCCCAGCTTCAACATTACTCCCCTCAACTTCAACTGCAACATTACTCTTCTTTGTTATTTGTAAACTTTCAATCGAAATGTAAGCATTGTTTATCTCTGCACCAGAATCAAGTGTCACTGTAGTATTTCGGGTAAGACCCATTGTATATATTAATACACAGAGAATCTTTAAATTAATTAGATACTGGTAGTGTTCGTACCTGAACAAATTGTTGTCCTGAACCTTGAGACTGAACTGCCAGACCACTCAAACGGAAATTTGGGGTGGTTGAACCCGAGATCCGAGACACATACCCTCCAGTACCACCAGACTTATACTGGTACCACCATATCGCAGAGGGCTGGCCATAGCCTGCATTATTACTCAGGACTGTGAAAAATCCGATAGCGGTGGTGCCTATATTAAATGCTGTTCGCCAATTACCATCGCAGCCAATGTTAGTATATACATAAAAATAATTTGGAGCTTGGAGATGGTTTGCAAAAGCTCTCCCGTTAACATTTAAAGTATGCCCACCATCTGTATTGGTACCTATAGCCACCCTACCTTCTACGAGTAAACCGTTATCGGGTGGTTTTGTATTACTGTTGTAATAGGTAGAACCTATAGACATACGGTCATTAACTCCCACATATGAACGCCCGTATGTGCCACCTCCTGCATCTATAACAATACCAGTTGTCCACTGTACCCTGAGTTGAGCGTAGTTCGGAGCGCTCCACGCCCCCGAATCTCTTTTTATGGCATAACCTCCATCGGTAGTCCAATATATACCCCTGTTGTTGTCTGTGGCAATACCTGCACCGAAACCTAACCTACAATCCCCAGAGTTATCACCTAAATCTAATCTGTAGTTAACATCTGTTGTCCCGATACCGACGTTGCCGTTATCGTTTATACGAAGACCAGAAGTCGCACTGCTCCATGGAGCAATGTAAAAGCCTTTAGGGGAGGCATCAGATAGAGATTCGTTATCAGGTGAGAAAACTATACCTAGATCTCCAGCCTGGACTATACCATTATGCCCCCCGGTAGTTGGATTTGTTATAAGTTTTGCGAATGCCACTGGATTCGTACCCGTGCGTACTTGTATACCGGTAAAATTTGCTGTACCAGTATATACATCTAGAGAATGAGCAGGATCATTCGTCCCTATGCCGACGTTGCCACCCTTAGGATTTAAGCATAGTTCATATGCATCCGCGTCAAGTACGCTTGGATTGACACCAGATGGGGGATCGGTACTTTCATTTTTATAAGCCTGTATATTGAAACGCTGTCCAGAACCACTACCCTCAACCCACATTGCACCCAAACCAGCGTCAAAGTCACCACCACGAATTGTTAAACCACCATCTGGGGTTTGTGAACTACACTGTATCTGCATGCGTCCGTGACTCGGATCACTCCTCCCGATACCGACGTTGCCTGATGTTCCCGTTACAGTTAGTCCTTGATATTTTGTACCCGAAGATATACTACCCAGTGATAAACCAGAATTATCACCTGATTTAACCCACCCCTCGATGTACCCGCCGTACCCACCGTAGGAGCTAGAGGGTGTCATGGTGATGAATACATTTGAAACATCACCCGCAGCTGGGCTGGCATTCGAAAACAATTGTATCGCTTCGTGGGTCAATCTATCCCCCGTCGTCTGTGATTCGTTATGAAGTTGAAGTGTTGCGGCACCGGACACGTTCGGACGACCAACAACTACATGTGATTGAGTACCGCTGGTGTCCAATAGGTTTAGCATTCCATATATCACATCGTTATACGTGGGACTCGAGGGTTCTGTCGGGAATAGATATTCTTTCGCGTGTATATAAAAAATGTAATATCCAGCCCGAGACGGACTAAACCAGACGTGGTAGAATATATTTTCCTCACTTGCCCCACCTGCCGCCTCTGGTTCCCAGTAAAATTTGTAGGTTGAAAAATTGGAACCCTCAAGGGCGTTCATTATAGGAGGCTGCGATGTTCCCCACGCTTTCGACATACTGTACCGTGAACCTGAACCCAGAGCGGTACCTAAGTCCCATATGTTTAAAATTGCGGGGGGGGCGTATATACTAAACCTGCCAAGATAGTTATAAGTATCGGCCCCAATATTATCGAAATAAAGTTGTTTATTGTAAATCATAGAGCTAGTGGGATCTATCGTGAGTGGATGATAAACCCCGTCGTCAACTACTATGTTGTTCGACACGGTCAGGGTGCTAGCAACTTCAACATCTCCTGAAAAGGCTTGAACGTTCGTCTGTGCCATTTACAAGTACCGGACAATTTTTTTATGAGGCTGGGACGCTCCTAAAAAAATGGGTGAGATTTTTATATGTAAATTTTTTATTAGTAAAATAAAATGTCGTCTGAAGTCGTCGAAAAAGTTGCTCAAGAAGTTATTGATATATTTATAAATGCAGACATTCAAAATCTACCCAGTTATAAAGAAATAGAAGAAGAATTTGAAATTATAGATAAAGTGTCTGTCACTATGGAAATGATAGAAAAGGTAGAATTCCAACTAGTCTTATATTTAGACAAAAAATGGCCTAAATATAAGCACCTTGAAGCTATGATTCAAAATAGATGGAGTAAGCGTCCACGCTCCGTCCCGGATGATGCGTGCTAGTACCCGAAAGTTATAACATCCGTAGAACCTTCGGTGATTTTAGTCACTGCACCGTCCGCATGGGCTGAGATATATTCGATGAAAATATTGTAGTTTCCAGCGGCTGCCATATCGGTTGTTGGTGCGAGGGCTACAGTTGTGGTAGTAACAGCAACTGCACTGTTCCATGGATTTGTACTCGCACTACCAAATACACTGGTAGGACCCTTTGCGATGGTTAAGGGTGTTCCTCCTGTTCTATGACCACCACCACACTCCATCGAAAGTGTACTGACTTCATCATCACTCTCAATGAGATGTGCTACAATCTTGGCATAGAAGACGTGGGCAGAAAATGTAATTTTAATTGTGGAATCCGCAATAGTTTGACCACTATCGAGAGCTCCTGTAAAGGAGTAGGTCTTCTTTGTCACCTGTCCAGTATTGGTGATGAGACCCCCTGTGACATAGGCACGTTCCCCGACGTACACATCCTTCGCAATACCGACACCACCAGCTGCCTTGAGAGCACCTGTAGTTGATGATGTCGCCTCTGTCGCATCGGTTAGGGTCACCACACCCGAGGCGTTTAGGGTAGTTATAGTCGCTGCATTAGACCCAGCTAGAGTACCATATACGTTGGTCCCCGAGATGGTCGCACCCTTCACCATGGCCG